GGCACAGAAAATGGCCGGCATCGGTGGCGTGGAGCGGTTCATGGGCTTCGTCGGCAACTTGGCCGGAGCCAAGCCGGAAGTGCTCGACAAGGTGGACTTCGATCAGGCCGTGGACGACTACGGCCAACGTATCGGCCTGCCCCCCGGCATCGTGGTGCCGGATGCGCAGGTGGCTCAGGTGCGCCAGCAGCGCGCCCAGCAGCAACAGGCGGCCCAGGCAATGCAGATGGCGCAGATTGCAGCACAAGGCGCCAAGACCCTGAGCGACACCGATACCGGCGGCCAGAATGCGCTGTCGGCCCTGCTGGGAGGGATCACCAATGTCTGACCAGCGCGATGACCTGACCGACGAGCAGATCGTTGCGGCCGTACGCGAGAAGGAAGAGCGCCGCCGCAAGCGTGAAATCGAAGACCTGATCAAGCTGATGGACACCGCCCACGGCCGCCGCTTCGTGTGGAAGCTGCTCGGCCAGTGCGGAGTGTTCCGCCTGAGCTACAGCGGCGAGCTGGCCAGCACCAGTTTCAACGAGGGGCAGCGAAACATCGGTCTCGGCCTGTTTGCCGAGATCATGAAGCACTGCCCGAACCTTTACCTACTGATGGCCGACGAGGCCAAGGAGATCGAATGAGCCTACTGATGCGAAAGCTCATGGCACGCGGCTACTGGCAGCAAGCCGGTGACGACGGCGCCGCCGGTGGTGGTGGCGCGGCTTCGACCGATACACCGGCCGGAGACAACACCCAGCCGGCAGACGGCAGCCAGGGCGATGACGGCAAAGACAATGGCCAGGGCGACGCCGGTGACGGCGCCAAGCCGGACGACAAGCAAGGCGACAAGGGCGAGACCAAGACCGGCGCGCCCGAGTCCTACGACTTCATGGTGCCGGAGGGCGTAGAGCAGCTGGATAGCCAGCTGGTTGAAACCTTCACGCCGCTGGCCAAAGAGCTGGGCCTGAGCAATGACCAGGCACAGAAGCTGGTGGACATCGCCCCACAGATTCAGCAGCGCATGGCACAGCAGCAGGCCGAGGCCTGGGGCAAGCAGCTGGAAGCCTGGGTCGGCGAGGTGAAGGCGGACAAGGTCATCGGTGGCGACAACCTGCCGGCCACGATGGCGTCCGCGCAGAAGGTGATGCAGCAGTTCGGCACGCCGGAACTGAAAGCGGCACTGGAGCAGACCGGCATGGGCAACCACCCCGAGCTGGTGCGCTTGTTTGCGAAGGTCGGCAAGGCAATGGGCGAAGACTCGTTAGTTGCCGGCGGAAAGAGCAGTGGCGGCAGCGGCAGTATCGTTGACGCGTTTTATCCAACCAAATCGTAATTCACAGGAGTAAGAAAAATGGCAGTTCTCGCCTCTACTCTCCCGACCATCCTGGACAAGTTCAACCGGGAAACTCCTGATGGTCGGATCGCGCGCATCGTTGAAATGCTCGCCAAACAAAACGACGTTATCGCCGACGCCATGTACATCGAGTGCAACGACGGCTCCAAGCACAAAACCACGGTGCGCTCTGGCATCCCCGAGCCGGCATGGCGCAAGTACAACCAGGGCGTGCAGCCGTCCAAGTCCACCGCCGTTCCGGTAACCGACACCACCGGCATGCTGGAAGACTTCGGTCTGGTCGATCAGGCACTGGCCGATCTGTCTGGCAATGCCTCTGCTTTCCGCGTGTCGGAAAATATGGCCAAGCTGCAGGGCTTCAACAACAAGGTGGCTCGCTACACCTTCTACGGCAACACTGAAACCGAGCCCGAAGCGTTCATGGGCCTTTCCCCGCGTTTCGATACGCTGGACAAGTCCAAGGCCGAATCGGCGGCCAACGTGATCGACGCCGGCGGCACCGGTTCGACCAACACCTCGATCTGGTTCATGACCTGGGGCGAGATGACCGCGCACATGATCTATCCGAAGGGGATGGTGGCCGGCTTCCAGCACAAGGACATGGGCACGGATGTCGTTAAGGACGCCAACGGCGGCGAGTTCATCGCCTACCGCGACCACTTCAAGTGGGACATCGGCATGTCCGTGCGCGACTGGCGCTCGATCTCGCGCATCTGCAACGTCGACGTAACCGCGCTGACCAAGGACGCCGCAACCGGTGCCGACCTGATCGACCTGATGGTGGATGCCTACTACCTGCGCCAGAACCCGATGCAGGGTGACGGCAAGGAAGCCATCTACTGCAACCGCACCATTCACACCTTCCTGCACAAGCAGGCCATGAACGCCAAGAACGTCAACCTGACGCTGGCCGAGTACGGCGGCAAGAAGGTGGTCGAGTTCCTGGGCATCCCGATTCGCCGTGTTGACGAGCTGCTCAACACCGAAGCCCGGGTCGTATAAGGAGATACGCAATGCTGCTTGATCTGCAAACCCTGTTTTCCAGCGCTCAGGCCATTACGGCCACGGCGGTATCTACCAACTCCATCGACACCGGCTCGACCAAGGACGCCGGCAAGGGCGGCCACGTGCCGCTGTTGATCCAGGTCACCGAGTCGTTCAACAACCTGACCAGCCTGACCATTGACATCGAGACCGACGACAACTCGTCGTTCAGCTCGGCAACGAAGCTTGCCTCGATGACAGTGCCGCTGGCCAAGCTGGTGGCCGGCTATCAGACGCCGATCATCACCCTGCCGCAGGGGCTGGAGCGCTACGTCCGTCTGAACTACACCGTCACCGGTACCGCGCCGACCACCGGCAAGGTCACTGCTGGCCTGTGCGCAGGGGTACAGAACAATGGCTAAGCAATACAAGGTGCTGACCCGCTCCTACATCAACGGCCGCTTGCGCGAGCCCGGCGATGTTGTCGAGCTGGAAATCAACGAGCCGGGTTCCAACCTGCAGGCGCTGGAAGAAGCCAAGCCGGAAGCCGGAGGCCGCAAGTCCTCTAAGGCACAGCCTGGTGCTGGCGCTGATGAGACCAAGCCGGAAGCCGGCGCTGACAACACCAACGCCTGAGCGACGCAACCGCGAAGCGCAGCAAACTCCAAGGGGCCGCGCGCCCCTTTTCTCTTGGGAGAAGCACATGGACACGCCCCAACTGACCAACATGAAGCGCGGCAGCACATCGACCGAACGCGAAGGTGGCGATATCGAAACCCGTGACGAATATCCCTACGGCCTGCAGCTCAACCTCGGCAAGGACGAACTGGCCAAGCTGGGCATGGCCATGCCGACGGTGGGCGGTGAACTGGTGCTGTGCGCCAAGGTGAAGGTCACCTCCACGCGCGAGGAAACCGGCTCCGACCCGTACCGGAATGTCGAGCTACAGATTACTGACATGGCCCTGGCCTCTCCGAAAACGGAGCAGGAGCGCAAGGACGAGATGACCAGCGCCTTCTACCCGAAGGGGGAATGACATGGCTGCATCCGTTGTTGGCATCTGCAACCTGGCGCTGGGCAACATCGGCAGCACCAAGTTCATCGACAGCCTGGACGAGCGCAGCAAGGAAGCGCTGGTCTGCAAGCAGTACTACGAATCGACACGCGACACCGTGCTGCAGGAGATGGAGCCGAACTTCGCGCAGCGCCGTGTCGTCCTGGCCGACACCGGCAAGGCGGTGACAGGCTGGCAGTACGCCTACGCCTATCCGGCCGACTGCGCCCAAGCTGGCGCCATCCTGCTGCCGAGCATGCGCTCGCCCACGCCGGAATTCCGCGTTCCGTTCGAAGTGGCCGCCGATGAAACCGGCACCGGCCGCCTGATCCTGTGCGACCTGCCGGCCGCCGAGCTGCGCTACACCATGCTGGTGACCGACCCGAACATGTTCTCGCCGCTGTTCGTGACCGCGCTGTCCTGGGCGCTTGCGGCCAACATCGCCATGCCGATGGCGGTTTCCCCGTCCCTAGCCGAACGCGCCGAAAAGCAGTACCGCCTGATGATCGGCGCCGCCAAGGCGCAGTCCCTCAACGAATCGCAGGAAGACCCGCATCCGCAGGGCTCCAGCGTCAACGCGAGGTTTTCCTGATGGGCTCAACACTCAACCAACCGTCCTTCGTCGGCGGCGAGCTGGCACCCAGCCTGTACGGCCGCGTTGACCTAGCGCGATACCAGACTGCGCTCAAGACCTGCCGCAACTTCATCAGCCGCCAGTACGGCGGGGTCGATAACCGCCC